TCATAAGACATAAGTCCTTGATTAAACAATGTACCAATTGCTGTGACTTTATCTTGCAAAGTATTTTGAAATACTGAATCGGTATTAAACTTAAATGCATACCCTTCTGCTTTTTCTGATTCCAATAACAAAGATTGATCTAAAGCAGATTCAACCGAAGTTAAAATTGGACGTAAACAATACTGGAAGAACTGAATGTTATTTTGTTCGTTAGAATTATATTTATTCGCAGAAGCGTTAATTAATGTTTCTGGAATATTAAACATTCGAGCAATTTCCCCAAGCATTGCGGTTTTACTATCACTTAATTGCAAGTTATCTGGGTTAGTTGAAAGTTGTTTGTAAACCATCCCATTTTCAAGAATAACGGTTTTACCAACATTCTTAGGCCCTGAATAAAGACTTGAGAATTGACTTTTCAATCTACTCATAACTTCGTTAGTTACTTTTTTATCAGATGTTAAAGTAGATGCTGGAATAGCTCCGTTACCTAACAAATTCTTTTCAAAATTTCTTTGGTTGATAGCTAGTCGTAAAGTATCAGCATTCTTTTCAATAACGCCTTGACCAATAATTCCATCGTCCGAATCACCTAAAATATTAATTAAATTTTCATTGTCATAATTAAAAATACCAGCATTTGTTGTATAAACGACTTCTGGATAATAACTATACCCATTAGCTGTATAAACATTAATCGTGATATCTTTTGTGTTTAATGGATATAAAGAAGTGACTTGATTAGGATCATCATTGCTTGATCTCTCAATATATGTTAAGCTTTGTCCGTATAATAGGAGATCTTTAACAATTTTTCGTTTTAAATTATAAGAACTCATTTGAGCGTTTGCTTCGTTATTCAAAAGTTGTAATCTATAATCATCCGCAATCTTTTTAGGGACACTACCTGTGTCGGGTTGAAATAATTCAATTGGTAACGAACCAACTGTCCCTACAATAAGGTCCATGGCTGATTTAAAGGCTGGAATACCCATGACGGTATTTTCGTCTATCTCAATATCTTGCCCCGTCGCATCGAGTTCTGGGCTGTAATTAGAAGTGTTTACTAAAATCGGACTTTTATTACTAGCTGGAGTGTCATTATTAAACATTGGAATAAATTGATTAACTAAGCTTTTAATGACACCCTGTTTTTCCTTTGCCGTTTGAATCACCTTCTTTTTTAAATAATTTCGATATTCATATCTCCACTCATCAAGTATTCAATCTTATCTTGTTGCCACAATGCCATTGCATCAACGGTAGCAGCAACCATATCAATTTTACCTGATGATTTTTTCTTGTTTAAATAATATGATAAGTTTGAATTTGTAACCATTTTTGCATTTAAGAAATTTTGTTTATAAAAATCATTTGGATCAAATGCAAAAGAATCATTTTCAATTGATTCTCGTAATAATTTAGTTGCAGGATAAATACCTCTAGCGTTTTGAGGAACGTCAATACATTCATAACCACCTTCGGTTTCGAATTTAGCGGCAGAACTCATCGCATTCCACTTATCGTAACCAATTTGTTTAATAGTAACGCCATATTTATCCTCTAAATCCATAACAAAACGTTCAACCTCACCATAGTCAACTGTTGGACCTTCTGTTGAAATAGCCCAACCTTTTGCTGTTAAATCAGCATAATCAACACGTTCAGCCTTAGATTTAGCCTTTTCTTTTTCAGATGGATAGAAACTCCACGATTTTGCCACAAATTTGTTATGATCTTCATCAAAAGCAACCATTGCGACACCAAAGTTATCATTAGATTGAGCAAAATCAAGCCCAACCATAACCTCTGCACCGTTCCAGTCATAATCTTCACGAAGTTCACAACCACTAATCTCTGATTCGCTGATAAATTGTTCTCCAGCTTCACCATCAATAAAGATATTCATGATTTTCGTTAAGAAATTAGGGCGTTTGCTTTCATATAAGATAGCGTTTTTCCATGCTTTTAAAACAGAATCCTTAACAACATCAATTTCTTGAGCCATAGGATTAACTTTTAAACATTCTGTTTCGTCATCAGCCCATTTTTTAGGTTCATCTGGACGATAAATCATCGCAAAATAAGTTGGATCGTATAAATCCGCGTTTGAAATTTTATCTTCTGCAATCTGAACTTCTTCGGTCATTGGATTTTCCAAAGTTGGATAAGCAGTTGAAATAACAATACCTAAAGGGTTTGCTACAAGCTGTTGACCTGATCGCATCGCTTCAAGTGGGTAGTTATTAGGTAATGCACCCGTTTCATCACATAAGAAAACGTTTGGTTCACGACCATCTAGTCGGTTGTTCGCATTCGCAAGCGGTTCATAACTACTTTTTTTAGGAATGCAAACAATTTTTTTAGCATTTATAACAAAATATTTTCTTATTTGTGGAGAAGAATCAATCAAAATATCCATTTGATTCTTTAACATGCTTGAAAGTTCTCGATCGGGAGCAACTGAATAGAATTGTGAATATTTTGGATCAAGTAACATTAAAAGAATAAAAATTAAAGCCGATAGAAATGTTTTCATTTTGTGATTGTCCATGAGCTTTTTATCTCATGCTCTAGAGGTCACCCTCATTTTCATCAGTTGGTCAATTCCAACTTAGATTGGCATACATTTTCAAGCTACATTGCTTGTCGGGTACTCGTGGAGATATTATATTTATTCAATCTCTATGCTCTACGGTATTAAAAAGCCTTTCGCAATCTTTTTAACTTACCTCGGTGTCTTCTTTAAAAAAGGTTTTCACCGATTTTATCCGATTTTAGAACAGCGAAGCGTTTACTGTTCTTACGCGCTATAAGCATTGTTGCACTCTTATATCTACGTAAAACATGGTTTTCTTTATGACGCCAACAAAAAATATTGACGATAAAGAACCACTGAAAACCAACTAAAGAATCAAAAATTAAATTTCCTTTAGCTGGCCCTTTTGCCATTTTCATTCTTTTAAGAAAGAAATCAATTCTTTCCAAAGCCTTTAAATCAAAATAATAAGGAGCTTTATCTCCTAACTTTATTTCATCTAAAAACCTTTTTGTTACAATTTTAATATCTTTATTCGCAATTGCTTTGCCACTCTGAACGTCTAAAGCATATTGGTAGGCTGGATGTTTTGTAATATCAATCTTATCCATTTTAATCCTCTCCATTTATAACTTTTAAGACATCGTCATCAGCTTCTGCACGCATATCAAGAGTTAAACTACTCAATTGAGCACGACTTGAAGGACTTAATCCGAGTTGTGAAGCTAACTTATTAAAATGATTCATGTATTTATCATGAATTTGATAAGCTGGATTGACAACTAACTTATCGCCAGCTTTAGTATGTTGAATAATTAAATCACCTTTTTGACCGATAATATCATTAGCAATTTGTATTTTTGCTAAACTATCTGCTAAAGCACCAACAACATAACGATCTAAGTTTGATAAAATGCCTGAATCTTCCAACATTTTTAAAGTCGCTTTATAATAAGCTTTAGCTTCTGGAACGCTTTTGATCGTATCTGGGATATTTTCTAGCTTATCACTAGCACCTTTCATACGATCTTCATCAGCAATTCTCTTTTTAACTTCTTCTTTGTTATGATGGCTGGATTGAAGTGTTTTAGCAGGTTTTTTTAAACGAGACATTTAAACACCTTCTATTTATAGTTTTGGATCTAACCAGTCAGCTTGTTGTGGTTTCCAATCGAAATCAAGACCATTTAATCCTAAATGATCATTGCATTGTTTACATAAAGTAATAACATTGTTATCATCATACATTAGTTCTGGATATTTAATCCGTGGTCTAATATGATGAATTTCAAGATTATCAGAATTATTAATGCCTAAAAGATACTTACAGCGTTGACAAATACCGCCATCTCTTAAAATGATCATCTTACGATAGTTTCGCCACTTTTGAGAAGTTAATTCTTTAGCAGACCATTCTTCATTCTTCTGATATTCTTTTGCTTTCTTATTCTTTATCTTTTTAAGAACAGGACAGTCATGATTATTCTTATCCACGATCTTATTGCAATAAGGACAGATAACTCTGTGTTTAATCATCTAATTCACACTTATCAACATCAAAACCATCAGTTTCCAAAACAGTTCCGCAATAAGAGCAAACTAAGTAACCTTGTCCATTTAATTCGACTGGTGAACCACATACAGGACAAACTGAATCTTGCTTTTCATCCATTAATGTTCACCTTCCTTATGTAAGTAAAAAGCAATCTAGGGAGAACGTTATATTTCATTGTTGAAATTCTTTGCTTGCTTTTTAAAATATGTAATAATAAACCTGAAAGGTAAAAGAGGTTTATAACCCCTAAAAATATTTAAAGAATACTCTTGTCTGGACACACGCCATATTAAATATATTAGGGACTTTTTATTTTCAATTTTATCACCCGTGTGTGAAGGTTGAAAATCATTGCCATAAAAGTATGCCAGATCATAGAATTGAACTATGAATTTATTCTTACAAGGGACACGTTATACCATTTAACTAATCTGGCGAAAAAAGTAAGTCAATTAAGACTTACCTAAAAAATAAAAAGAAGTAAATTATTATGAAAAAATTATGGAACGCCTTCTTAAAAAGAAGGTATGTATTTATTTTGAGCTTTTACGATGAAAGAAATGACTTATGAAAATAAGTATAGTATTCCTTAAAACCTAAATTCAAATTCAAGTTCAAAACCGGAACTTCGTTTGCTAAAGCAAACTCGTTAGTAACTTAATTATTAAGTAAGAATTTGTAGGTCGCTTACCCGCGACCACAACTTCTAACTTACTAATTAAGTTACTTATATTAATTTAATTAATTAATTTAACTCTCTGTGTTACTCTCTCAACCCACTTAAGGATTTTTTTACACCAAAAAACGGTAAAAAGCGCCTTGAAGCCCATTCAACCGTTAAAAATGGTGCCAGAAAATTTTTTTATGGTAAATTGGCCCACCATAAGAAAAAATTATAATAAAAAATGACAATAAAAAAGAGGGAAATTAATCCCACTTTTTGTATTGAGGAAGACCATAAATTGAATCAGATCTAATTCGTGTCTCATTAATTCTTTGGTTTCTTTTGTATAAATTTGTTTGACTTTCCAACATTTTTTTAAAATTACCTTTAGATAATAATTCCTTGTTAATATCAAAATTAAGCTTGTCCTTATATTTTTCAAGGTATCTACGATATCCTTGATACAATTTATTAACTGATATTACTTGATTATCTAATTCACATTTTTCTTCTGATAATATTTCACTCCAAGCACACATCGTATCTAAATAAGCACAAGCCATTTCACGAGGAGAAAAATCTTCAATTCTACGATGATAAATTAATTTACTTAATTCTTTGTCTAAAAAGTCTGCAATTTTTTGATCACAATCAACTCCATACATAATTTCTAG